TTTGTATCAGTACCGATGGATATGGATAATCGAACCTGAAAACGGGGACCTGTTTTACGAAAAGAACAAAAAGAAATTATATTGCTCGAAGGAGGTTTCGGACGATATTTTCGGGCAAATCGCTTTAATTTCCTACCCTGAATTTCCCAAAGCCGTCTGGGTCGCCAAAAAATCCCTCACAATAGGCGGTCAAGGAGCTTGGGACGCCTGCCGAAAAGAAGAAGGCAATTATATTCCCCCGCCTGATCCCGAAAAAGATGACCGATATTGGGAGTAGCAGAATTTCCCGGCATGAGTGTCGGGTATTTGACCCTTCCGGAAAACTGAAATACATTATCCCTCAAAAAACCGAAGCTGAATTCTTAAAGGAGAAATACCATGATGAAGGACACCTTAGTTACCAAAAAAATGCGGTTGGCAGACCTCGAAAAAGCCGATTACAACCCGAGATCCATTACGGCAGAGGCTATGAAAGGTTTAAGAAAATCGTTGAGTGAATTCGGATTGGTTCAGCCGATCATCTGGAACAAGCGGTCAGGAAACATAGTGGGCGGGCATCAAAGGTATGATGCGATGGTATCGCAGGGGCAGACGGAGACGGAGGTTATCGTTGTTGATTTGGACGATACGAAGGAGAAGGCGTTGAACCTGTCATTGAATAACCAGGCTATTTCGGGAGATTTCACGAGGGGCGCATGGGATGTACTCGAGGACTTGAAATTAGAGGTAAGCGAGGAGTACTTGGAGGACTTAATGCTGGACGAGTTGGAAGATTTTCTTCCTCCTTTGCCCCCTGAACCTGATCCTGACCCGAATGGTGGAGAGAGAAAGACCTACGCTCAACCTTTTATGGAAGCGGAAATTATCGACCATGCGTTCCGGCATTACCGTTCAACGGGGTTCCCTTATCGGAAATTAACCATTCATTCCTGTATGCAGGAAATCAATCAATTGAGTCAAGTTGAGCCAGAGAATCAGGGGAATTCGATTGTCGGCTACCATGTAGCGGATACTTACCATCCGCATCGATTTCATGTGACGGTAGACGGGAAAATAAATCCTTTTGATGCCTTTGAGGATGATCGGAAGCTAATACGGAGCCTGAAATTGGCATACGATGAGGGCGCCAAGCTGAAAGGGCTTCTCGGGCCTATGATGCTAGTGCTTGGAACGCAAGCCTGCAGTAACTTTCGCCCCGCTTATGCAATGAGCTTATATAGGGAATTTTGTGGCAAGGATTCCATGGTCTTGGATACCAGTACGGGGTATGGGGGTCGATTAGTCGGAGCAATGGCATCGGGTGTGGTGAAGAAATACGTTGGAGTTGATCCGAACACCCTTACCCATAAGGGGAATAAGAAGATGGTAAGCGATCTAGGGTGGGGAGAAAGCGTTGAATTGATTAACAAGCCTGTGGAGGACTTGAAATCGGGGGATTTTGAGATTGACGGGTTCGATTTTGCGTTTACCTCTCCACCCTATTTTACCAAGGAGCATTATTCGGAGGAAAAGACTCAATCTTGGAAACGGTATCCTACCGCAACGAATTGGAGGGAAGGGTTTTTATTGCCGATGCTAAAATTCCAGCATGATCTCCTGAAAAAAGGGGCGGTATCCGTAGTGAATATAGCGGACGTGAAGGTCAAAGGGGAATTATTCGAGTGCGTTAAATGGTGTATCCAAGATGCGGAGGATGTCGGATTCGTATTAGAAGAAAGGAGAGAATTCGGCCTAACAGCAAGATTCGGAGCGAATCAAGAGGAAGGGAGGGCAAGTGAAGCGGTTCTTGTTTTTCGGAAGTAGTATCCTGCTTTCCCTTTTTATAACGGTGCTTCTCTATGTAGGGTTCAAGAATAGAGAATGGCACATGGAATGCTTTTACCTCTATCGGGGTATGCTCGGAGAATCCTATACCGAGGGGCAGGCAAGGGAGTTTTATAAATTATGCGAAAGGCTAGGTACCAAGATCGAGCCTAAAAAACTTCACCAAGCCTACGTTGTAGGGAACCGACAGGAGTGGTACGAGGTATGGATTCAAGGGACGGAAGCGATAGTTATGGAGCGATTAGATATGACCATGCGAAAGGTTGAGGAGGAGAAACGGTTGCATAAAAGGGGCTACTTGGATAGTTTCTAATACCTATCTGCTGGCATGACCGTAACGGAGTGAAGGGAGTAGAGGCAGGCGGGGCTTGACGTTAAAGAGATTAAAGGCTTAAAAGAACCTTTTTTCTTTTGGGTTACTTAAAATCTTGAATCTCATTTCTTTTATTAAACACCCGATGTTGGGATATTGTCAATAAGTATTTTTAAGAGGTAACGGTAAGTCTTTTAAAAAAAAAGGGTTGCATTATTATTTTAAGGGCTTTATTTTGTTGACAAGGATTATTGACGGAACACTTTTTGGGTAGGAAAGGGGCTTCAACATGGTTGCACCGCTTAAACAAAAAAGAAAACCTGGAAAGAATGGACGTCCTAAATACACTCCGAAAGAGTCCGAACGGAGACAGGTAAAGACCATGATTGGTTTTGGTCTACCCCTTCAAGATGTGGCCTCATGCCTTCTTATAGACCCTCGCACCTTAAAGAAGTATTACCCCAAAGAAATAGAAACAGGTAAGGCATATGCAATCACCTCGGTTGCCAACGCCCTGTACAAGAATGCCATCGGTACTCCCTTGGAAGTTAAAGACGGGGAAGGAAAGGTAATCGAACGCCATGAAAGGGCGGGGAATGTGGTAGCCCAGATATTCTTTCTCAAGTGTAGGGGTGGTGGATTATGGGTAGACAAAGAGGTGAGAGAACTTACAGGACCCAACGGTCAACCCCTTAACGCAACCCCTGCTAAAGTGGTGTTCGCATTACCTCCCAACGGTAGGGAGTCCAGACCGAAGCTGTCAGAGGGAGAGAGGGAGGAATTCGAGAGAGAGATAGAAGCAAGGGAAAGAATTAAGGATGAGGCGGGAAATCCAAAAGATTAAGCGAGTAAAACCATTACTGGACTTTCTGGCACAATCCAGAATTTTTAAGAAAATAAAAAATAAAAAAAATAAAAATGAGTAGTGCTCCTAAAGATATTACCTTTCAAGCGCAAGCAGGGCCCCAGATTGATTTCCTGTCCACGAAAGCTGATATAGCTATATTCGGGGGGCAAGCGGGCGGGGGTAAAACGTTTGGTCTACTACTCGACCCAGTACGACACTTTACCAATCCAGCCTTTGGAGGAGTTATCTTCCGAAAGACCCGAGCCGATATAAGAAAAGAAGGGGCAATATGGGATGAGTCAGAACAGATGTATCCCTACTATCCGGGGATTCCGAGGCAACAGAAATTAGATTGGAACTTTCCGTCAGGGGCAAGAATGTCCTTTGCAGGGATGCAGTACGAAACCGATAAACTAGAGTGGCAAGGAGCGCAGATACCTTTTATAGGATTTGACGAGCTAACCCACTTTAGCGGTTCGCAGTTCTTCTACATGGTTTCAAGAAATAGAAGTATGTGTGGAGTCAGACCCTACATGAGAGCCACTTGCAATCCTGATCCCGATTCTTTTGTCGCTGATATGATTAGTTGGTGGCTAGACGAGGAAACAGGCTATGCGATACCCGAAAGATCAGGAATTATCAAATGGTTTGTGAGAGACGGAGAGCAATTGCTTTGGTTTGATACTCACTCACTTGCCATGAAATTCTTAGTCTTTGAAAAAGGGAAAAGATTACAGGATGCGGAACTGCTACCAAAAAGTTTTACTTTTATTCCTTCTTCTATTCATGACAACCCTGCCCTCCTACAAGCCAACCCCGAATATCTCGCCAACTTAGAATCGCTCCCGTTTGTAGACAGGGAAAGGCTTCTAAAAGGGAATTGGAAAATTCGACCAAGCGCAGGGTACTTCTTTAGAACAGAATGGTTCGAGACAGTTCCTCATCGACCCGCTGAAATCGTAGCAATGGTGCGCTATTGGGATCGAGCAGCCACCGAAAAGAATGAAACAAATAATCCCGATTGGACAGTAGGCACCCTCATGGGGAAATGTTCAAGAGGTTATTTCTGGGTCTTGGATGTTATTCGCAGGCGCTACTCTCCGATGAAAGTGGAGCAGTTGATAGTGAATACGGCAAAGCAAGACGGGATCAACGTTTCAATCGGTCTTGAGCAGGACCCGGGTCAGGCAGGAAAAATGGAAGTAAATTATCTTATTCGACAATTAGCGGGATTTCCTGTTAAGGCAATTCTTGCGACAACGAGCAAAGAAGTCCGAGCGAAACCTTTATCGGCTCAATGCGAATCAGGCAACGTTAAAATTGTTGAAGGCAAATGGAACAGGCCATTTTTGGCAACCTTGGAGAACTTCCCCGAGGGCGACCACGATGATGACGTGGACTCCGCATCAGGTGCGTTTAACCATCTGGTCACTTTAAAAACTCCAAAGGTTCATTCCTTATGAAATTATTAGATAAGTTCACCGGACTTTTTCAGAAAAAAAATTCCCAAACCAATCGCTTAGTAACAATGCTTGTAGGGGGCGCACCGCCTAAAGATTCCAGAGAGATTGACTTGGCGAAAGAAGGATATTCCCAAGCTGGAATTTGTTACGCCTGTGTCCGTGAAATCGCAGTCGCCTTTGCGGGCATCAAGTGGGGACTGTTCAGGACTGTCAATGGCGAGCGTGAAGAAATTCTTGACCATCCTATCCTCACTTTATGGAATCGACCTAGCCCAAATCAGGGCTCGGCCGCTTTTTTGCAAGCCGTTGCATCCTATTATTTAATATCAGGGAATAGCTATATCGAGGCAGCCACAGATTCAGGAGGAGTCCCTCAATATCTTTACACTCTCCGGCCTGATCGAATGTCGGTAATCCCCGATGCGGTAAATCGAATTGGAGGATATAAATTCACGAACGGAGGATCGTCAGTCTCTTTTGTAGGTGGCGAGGTCATGCACTTTAAAGATTTTCATCCTACCAACGATTGGTATGGGCTGTCACCGATTGCCGTGGCTGCCATGTCGATTGACTCCTACAAAAATCAGCAAAGATGGAATTCAGGGCTGATGGATAATTATGCTCGCCCCTCTGGAATCATTTCTTATGAGGACGATTTATCCCCAGAGGCTCTTAAAAATATCAAAGAAGAATTTCACGACCAGTATGCAGGGGCAAAGAACTCCAACAAGCCTATGGTTCTTGAGGGCGGGAAAATGAAGTGGGAACAAATCGCTTTCAATCCTAAAGAACTTGATTTTGTTAAGTCTCAAGGATTATCGGCACTTCAAATCTGCCAAGTTTTTAATATCCCCCCTGAACTGGTCGGCTTACAGCCGTCTACTTACCAGAACAGGCGAGAGGCAAGAAAGGCTCTTTAT